TAACTATTATGCGTCGCCAAGTCTAATAATAGCATTAGATGAATCAGCAGTTGGAAACTGAATAACGAAATCTCCGTTAGTTGCAGTTTTTGTGCCGCCGAAATCTAAAACTAATACTGCTTCATTAGAAGTGCCTTTATAAATCAAAGCCCCTACTGCTGACAAAGTTACAGATGAAAAAGTTAAATCTGCAAAGTCAACATAAGCGATGTTTGATCCCACTGCTACACCGTTGTTCGTTAAAGTATTTCCACCCGCTGTATAGTTTGTACCAGATGAAGAAACTTCATTAGTAGTTGTATAAGCTGTAGTTGAAGTACTGAAACCAGATATGTCAGTGTAGAGTGCAAGTTTGAAAGTTGATCCACCAGAATCAAAATCAAACACACCACCTAATAGGTCTGTTTTAAAAGAGTCAGGTACTATATTAGCCATTTATTTTTCTCCTTATTAGTATTCTGATGGTGATTTTGAAGTCATAGTAGATCGAATAACACCATCTTCATATTCGTCCCTGCGTCTTCTACCTTGTTGTTCGATAGAGTACGATTGAGCTGCTTTTGAATAAGCCTGTTCATAGTATTGTAGCATATCTGCAGGCCCTTTCAAGTATGCATATGTATTTACCAAAGATGCATACAAAAGTAAATCTTGATATTTATTTGACGTATAAGTTCCCTGAGTTGAACCAGGACTCGCTGTAATACTTGCCGGTTGTTTAGTATAAGCCAAAGTAATCAAATAAGTTGAATCTGGCGTAGGAGCCACAACCCAATAATTAGCGTCCCAATTACCATAATATTTAGGTAATCCAGAACTTGTCCCTGGAGTATCATAATATTCTGCCATAAATGATGTATCTCTTTTTTCTAGAAATACTTGATTACCTGATGAGTCTGTAAGCTGAGCATACCTGATAAATCTTAAATCAGATGGAATCGTTACATATCTGTTTCCGGCTTGTAAATTTGATGTGGCATAAAATCTATTATCATCAGAGTCTACTTCTCTGTAAATTCTATTCTCTGCATTTTGAATAATCGTATCTAAAATAGAATCCGATAAAACATTGCTATCAACTTCTGTATAGTTTCTAATATCTGATTGTAAGTTTGCTAAAGTGTATGCCATTATGGTGTCAATGTAACCGGTCCTGCTGTTACGGTCATGCCTCCTGATTTTTCTGTTACAGTTGGTGTTGCACCTAAAGTGAAACTATAACTGTCTGCATTAATTTTAGTTATACTATATCCTGATGAATTTTCAAATACTGTATATGCGACTCCACCAGGAGATCCATCTACATTTCTAAATACAACAACATCATCTGTTGAACGACCATGAGAAGGTTCAGTCACAGTAATGGTTGTAGATCCAGATGTCATATTAAATGGATTACCAGGAAGTAATGCAGCGACTGCAGGTTCTGTTCTCGCGGGTCTTGCTTGTGGTAAACCTTGACCATCTGCTTGAACTGGTTTTGGTTCTAACTGTGGATGCTTAGGCTCGTACTCTGAAACATGGACAAAGGAACCATTCCATTCAGTCACCATTTCAGAATAAGGAAATGCTTGTCCTGATCTATCTGAAATTGCTTGTGCGTATTTTCCTTTTGATAAAGCCATTAGACACTCGGGTAATAAGTTTTAGGTGTTATATATGTACTAGATGAAGAACCATCTTCTTCAAGAGCTCTTGATAATTCATCTTCATATAATAATTTTAAATTTTGTATTCTCTCTGGTGCAAACTTAATAGCTAAATAATATGCTAAACCTGCAATCATACAAGGAACAAATCGATAAGGTACATCTGCATCATTAGTATATGCACCGGCATCTTCAATTCTTTTTGTATAATAAAAATTAATAAAATTACCTGCTTCAGTTGAACCAGGAGTTAAATATAAAGTGATTGTGATTTTATCTATAAATCTTTGAACAAAATATTGTGTAGGTTGTCCTTCAGATGTTTTATTTGAAAAAGCTTGATAAGCGGATCTATTAATTTTAGTTAATGGCGTATCTATAGAAGATGCATTCCTATAAGAGCACTCCAATATATCATCAACACCATATATAGCAGTGGCATCCGAAGCTCCATCATCAGTTGAACGATACATTGTATAAGTTGCTTGACCATCGACTAAAGTAATTGAGTTATTTCTAACTTCCCAATAATGTAATCCTCTATTTGCCCATTCTTGAAAAAGAATATTTAAAGATCGTCTTGCACCTTTTAATTGGTAACCCGATACACCTTGCATACCTATTCTTTCATAGGCCTCTTCAGTTATATCTGCGATCGTAAAACCTTTTTCAAAGGTTGATGTACCCGAAGTAGTGTTAGCCATTTAGCCTCCTACTTGTCTATCAATACTGTAACTGTTGCATTAGAAATTGCTGATACTGTCATTCCATCTTTAAATAATATTCCGTCTTCTGGAATATTAAATGAAAAAACATCACCCGCAGGAACATCTGCTTGAAACTGAGTTACAGAATCTCCATCTTGTAAAGTTACAGATCCAGCTGATCCAGTTGAAGCAAGAATAATTCCTCTTAATCTTGTTCTTCCGCCGAAGACTGATGTAGCATCTGTTTTTCTAACCGCTTTAACATCTGATTTCATTCCCATTAATTTTCTCCTTAGTTAAGAGCTCCCGAAGGAGCTCTATAATTATTTACTATGCTACTGCAGCGCCTGTAGTAACATCAACAAAATTTGTTCCGTTACCAAAGCAAAGTGATCCAGTTAAAGATGCACCAGTTGCATCAGAAACATAGATTACCAAACCAGCAGTTGCTGTAGGTAAAGTTGCTAAAGTGTAAGTAGGTGCAATAAAACCATTGTCTGATTTTACTGGACCTGAAAACGTTGTTTGTGCCATATGTTTGTCCTCCTAGTTATTTGACATAGTCTCTAGGCCGTCGACTATACGCGTCTATGTCAATTTATTATTGTATAGTAAGTTTTTTATATATGAAATTATTGAAGAGTGCAAGAAGTCCCTACAGGAAAAAAGTGTTTTTCCAGTAATGTAGAGTCTCTAATTAACTAGCATAAAGATGATTTTCACCATCTCTAGCATTCTTTGGACTCTCTTGGTTAGCTAGGATTTGTCTAACGACTTTTTTAATTTCGTCTCCTAGTACCGACATTTCAGGTGTTACCATTCCGCCATTTTTCAGGTAGAGTTCGTTCCACTTAGATTCGAACGATATCTTCCTTGCGAACAACACCATGCTGTCCTTGTATGCCATCATTAACCTCCTCATAGGTTATATAGAATCCAGCGCCTGTGGATGTTCCAGCAAACTTTAATGGATTCGGCTCCCAATGTATAGCATTTTTTCCTAGAAAGTCAATGATTAGCGGATGTAAATCTTCAACGTCATTTATCTCTTTTTCAGACTCAACATTAAATTGAGTTTGTAATTCACGTGTAAAGATTTTTGTTAGATATTTCTTTTTCATGGGTTCGTCCTTTCTATCAAAAAGAAAGGCCCCAATCAAGGGGCCTTTCAAAATAAAAGTTAGTAATAAGAATTACTTATTACGCACCTTCAACACCGAAGATACCTCTAGGGTCAGATACACCAAATGAGTATCTTTCTCTAGCTTTGTATCTAACGTTACCAGTATCGAAATCACCTTCCATCTTAGTAGTGATAGGAGCTCTTTCGAAGTACTTCATACCATTAGGCACATCAGTTGTAATGTAGAACGCATCAGTGTCAGTTAAGAAGTTGTTCACTACATAACCTTGAGGAATCATTCCCATGTTTCTGATTGCGTTGATATCATTATCAGCTGTACCAACTCTGTTAGCAGATTTCATTAATCTCTCTGCAGTAAACTGTAGTTCAGATGGAATAATCATCTTTACAGCTTTTGCAGCGATCTTAAGACCTCTCTCATCAGTCATCGCAGCAATGTCGATTAAAGACTGTTCAAGAGAAGTTTCGTTTAAGTCTGCTTGAGTAGTTAAAGTGTTTTGGAACGTACCAGCAACTGTTGGGTGAGCTGTGTTAAATAAAGAAACACCGTCACCTGAATCAAAGTTGTCAGTAGTTGGTAATCCTTGAATTAAAGGATTAACAGCTTTAACTTGTTTAGTTTGTGCCATTGATCTAGCTAACGCTTTTGTGTATCTAGATGCTAATCTGTCATACAGATTATCTTCAATAGCTTCTTCTGTAATAGAGAACGCTAAAGCTACAGTCTCGTGAGTGTATCTAGCTGTGAAAGTCTCTTGAGCATTGTCAAAAGTCACGCCAGAACCTTCAGCTTTAACTTGCGCTTGAGCGAAACCTGATAACATTACTTCCTCTTCGAAAGCTCTGTCAGAAGTTTCCTTCACGTAAATTTGCTCGTGTTGGTTCTCGTATTGTTTATATTCCAGGCCAAATAAAGCATTTAAACCTGGCTCTAGTTCTTTAACTAGTTGTGATCTACTTATAGCCATAATTTATATTCTCCTTATATGCCTGCTACTTGTTTAATGAAGTGTTCATTGATTGTAACAACCCAGTTAACGTTAGCAGATGCTAAGTCTGAATTGTCTGGATCTTTTGAAACACCCAATATTTTTAGCTGACCAGTAGATGTACCTAAAGTACCATCATCCAATTCTACTTTTGAAACGTAGTTTGGAGATGATCCAGCAGCGTACACAATGTCTGCTAAGTTTCCAACGTCAGTTTGTGCAGATGCACCTGCGTTGTCTGATTGTACTTCGAACCTTTGATACGGATCATCTGCTACGAAGCCGACAATGTCAGTCGCAGTATTTGAAGCCGCCAAGTGGTTCGCCCAAGTTGGTTTGCTTGTAGAAGCATCAGTATAGAAGATACCGTTAAGTGATCCTAATAATACATCGCCTGCTGCTGCAACACCAATTGTACCAGTCGCCAGCATTCCTACTGGGTCATTTTGGTAAATCGCTGTAGCCGAAGCTGCGATTGAGTATTCGGATAAACCTTGAGCGTCTCTATTCTGACCAACTTTTCCGATTGCTTTCAGTCCGAAAGCAGCGTCTTTGTTTGCCATAGTTTTTACTCCTTAAGTAAAAGTTAAGTTTATCCAGTGGTCGAATTGTTAAAAAATTAACTTTTCTTTGTCCCACCGAAAGTTACACGAGTCTGCCTATCAACATTGATTGGCATACTTGGGTGCTCTTCCTTCATTAGATCGTTGTTTACTGCTTCGTCTTGCTCCATACCTTGCTTAGCATAGTATTCGGCTCTAGATTGTGCGATCTCTTCAGGTACCCTAGCGAGCACTAGGCCACCAACTCCGATCACTCCCGCATATTTGCCGTCCTCGATTGTAGGATAATCGCTGTCTGGGTATTGATCTGAACGAACAAGTTCGTAACCTGATCTTAATCTTCCAGCAACATTTTTAGTGTCCTGAAAACCCATAGACTCGACTCTTATCCATCTATGTCGGAACCCTGTTGGGGCCGGGGGTGCATCTAAAGATGACGGTGGAGTCCAGACTTTTTTTCGAGTTTCTTTTTCTCTAGTCTGACTCGCACGAGAAGCTCTTTTTTCATTATTTTCCATATGCATTTACTCCTTCGTGTTTAATTGTAATTGTTTTGCATAATCTTCAAGTGGCACACCTAATTTTTTAGCAATTGCTACTTGTGAAGGCGTGAGTTTCACAGTTTTGCGACCAGGTTTACTACTTCTGTTGGCCGAAGCTACAACTTGGGTAGGTTTGCTTGTCGTTTGTGTTTCTACTTTACCAAATTTATGCGGGAATTCAAGTCTTATTCTCTTATCTACTTCTGAATAATACTCGTCCGATTGAGGGTCATAACCTTCCTCTTCGACCAGCTTCTTATGTAAGCCGAATGCGGTATATGTCATGGCCTCGTCTTGACCAAACCAGGTATTCTTACTTGCCCATGCTTGAGCTTTTGGATCTGGGTTAATCGGTTGTTCCTGAGTTTGTGGTTGAGCCTGAGGCTGTTTAACTTCAGTCTCTTTTGACTCTTCAGAAACTTGTTTAGACTTAATTTCCTTCAATCTTGCT